TCAGTCTTATGGAAGAGAGGACGAACACTGAGACGATTCAAATGTGGTAGAAATGCTAGAGTGATTACACAGAAGAGAAAGTAACTCCAAATCCTTCTAAGGCCTGTTTAGCAGCCATCTGTTCAGCTTTCTTCCGAGTGGTTCCTTCACCCGTTTCCTTCATGATTTTTCCTTTGAGTGTGATCGTTACCCGAATCAAAGCATCGCTGGACTCTAGCATAGTATACGTAGGAGTTGTCGCAAACTCGCGCTGGCAATACTTCTGAAAGATATCCTTGTAGTTGGTGATAGTAGTGACAACATCCTGGATGTCCAAATAGGCTTCCAGAACGTTGGTGACGAATGAATAGACAATGTTAAATCGGTTTCCACAATCTGTCCATAGCGCACCAATAAAAGCTTCAAATATGTCTCCCAATTTTTGTATATTTCGTCGTCCATTAATAGCCACAGACTCCTCGTTGTGGCGAGAAATGACATAGAATGTATCAAGTCCGACTTTTTGACATAAGGCTCCGATACGCTCATTGTTGACGAGCTCTTTACGAGCATCAGTGAGGAATCCCTGCTTTTTATCAGGGTACTTGCGTCGTAGATAGGTTGCAACGCACACTCCAAGAACAGAATCTCCTTCAAACTCGAGACATTCATAGGATTCATCTTGGAGGGGCATGACACCAGAGGGACACGGAGCAAGAGACGCCGGTCGTCCATCGGGTGTAGTGTATTCAGATCGTTTGACATAGGTGGTATGAACCATTGAGGTTTGAAAGACTCTTGAATTTGAGACACGATAATGAGGCAAACCATGGCGATGCAATATACGGTGGATATCCTTCTCTGTAAAGAATCGGTTACGGGCATTGTAGGGTGAGTATACATCTGTCATTATGACTTGTAGTTTCTATCCAATCTTTTATCCGTTTTTCTACACAATGGGAGCTGCTCAGTCTATGGCATACACAGAAGAACCAGATCCTTTACCTAAACAAGAAGTCGCTAAGCCTATTGAACTTGCAAATGTTCGGTATAACACTCCATGGAAAAAGGATATGGCTGTTGGTTTAGTCTTCTTCAATCCTGCAAAGTCCAAGCGTATGGTCATGAACTACTTTTATACAATTGAAAAACTCAAACTTGCAGGTATTCCATATTACACTTTGGAACTGGTCTTTGATAAACAAGAACCCGAAATCGCAGATGCCTTTCATGTGTGGAGTAAATCTATTCTTTTTCACAAGGAGAATCTATGTACAATTCTTGAATCCAAAATTCCTTGGTGGTTTTCTAAGGTATTGTTCTTGGATGCCGATATCATCTTTGGCAATCCTCACTGGTACTGTGAAGTCTCAGATGCTCTCAATAAAAATGATGTAGTTCAACCCTTTACATCGGCAGTGTGGATGGATATCACATATACAAAAATCATGCAAGAACGATCATCGGTTCTCTACATGAATCGTAAACAAACCTTTGACCATAAGTTTCATCCAGGATTTGCGTGGGCATTTCGTCGTAGATGGTTTCGCAAAGTAGGATTCTTTGAATATGGAATCACAGGAAGTGGAGATACACTTTCAACAGCCGCATGGTTAGATGTTAAGTTTCCAACAACCTATCTCAAACCTGCTCTAGTTCCTGCCTTCAAAGAGTTTTCCAGTCTTCCAAAACCTCGTATCTCATGCATCTCAGGTTCTGTCTATCATTTATGGCATGGAACTCATGTCAATCGTAGATATGTAGATCGCCATGCAATCTTAGACGGAATCCGAGATGTAAGAACCATCATGCGACCCAACTGGCAAGGTGTATTGGAATTTAGTATTCGGGGTATGTCTGAAAAACTACAAGCCTACTTCCTTCAGCGTGAAGATGATGGGATTTAAAAATAATGTGTTGTTGAGAATCATATCACGTTGATGGTGAAGCCTTTGCATACTTTGGCTACCCGTCTCTTGAGCACGAATGGTTCGTTAGTGTGCACGATTTCGCGTATCCAAAAAGGGTTCCTTCCCCATCAAAATTTGGACCAAGCTAAACAACAACTCGCAGAAATTCTGCAGACTCTACGGGAAATTGAGGAAAGTCTTAAGGACGAAACTCAATCCCGCTTTGCAACAACTCTAAGCTCAAAACCGTAATCACTTTCCACCATCTTCTCCTCTTGTCTTTTAACAATTTCAAGCATCAACTCTTCACTTTTTTGAGGAACTAATTCATCTAGATATGCTTTCAATTCTTTCTTTGAAAGTGTCCAGCCTTTCTTCCACTGATTTGGATATTTAACAGCAAATGTCATACCCGATGTTGCAAGACTAATCTTGTCGGGTAAGGCATCACGAGAAGTCGCATACAAAGCAGCTAGATCTAGTTCAACGGTTCTTCTTTCATCACGAAGTTGAGAGGCACGAGTATTCACTTCATTGAGCTTACGGGTGATTTCGGCATATTCAGAGAGAATGGGTTTAAGGGCTTCCATGGTATACTGTTCATTGCTTGAATGATTTAGTATCCGTTTTAAACAAGGGATGTCTTGGCTAGATGACGAAGAAATTGAACGACTCAGAACAGTGTATAACAAAGAACATCCTAAGGAATCTCCAGTTCCAAAGGGAACCCCTGAAGAAATGTGGACAAATATTCAACATCGTTTGCAAGATAAGTGTTCTACCGGTGCTGCAGAGTGTATAGTTTCATCATTGATGCAAAGGCCACGAGCACCTAAAGAGTGGACCGTTAACCGATATGAATGGCTATCATCAGATGATATTGATCATGTTGAAAAGAACTATATGGAACTTTTTCCAAAGTATTACTTTGTAGGTTGTATTCCGATTGACTTTGATTTGAAATCAGAAACTAATGATTGTATTGTGAGCTCACTTTGCGAAATTAAACTAACAGAACTTGCAAAAAAATACGATCAGATTGGAATTATCTTCAATACCGATCCTCATGATGGACCTGGTGAACATTGGATTGCTTTGTTTTGTGATATCCGTGAAGAGTTAGAATATCCTCGTATTACCTATTTTGATTCATATGCTCATGTACCTGAAAAGGAGATCAAAACACTTATGAAGCGTTGGAAGGAACAATGGGATGCAACGAAGAAACACTCACAACCAATGAAAATGACATTTAACGCCACAAGGCATCAGTTTAAGGATTCTGAATGTGGAATGTATTGTTTGTATTTCCACCGAGCCTGTTTAATGGAACAATCTATGGAAACACGTATTCCCGACGATGTGATTAATGGATTTCGTCAACTATTGTTCAGAGTTCCAAAAATAGAAACGGGTAAGAAGTAATGGAACTAGCCATCGGACTTGGACTTATAGGAATTCTTGGATATACAATTTGGCATGACGCAACTGTTCCTGAAGTACCTGAAGTTGTAGAACGAAAGCGTCTATGCGACTACTATGCAACAGGAGGCATCTATGAAGAAGTTAAGGATGTCATCACAAGCGGTCGTCGTCTTCTAGAGGTTCACCTCTACGCAGATGAGAACGGAAAGCCGATTGTAGCTAAAAAGCCTTTGAAACTTGGATATGATTATGCGTACGACTATTGGACATTTGATTCGGTATGTGTAGACTTAATTCAGGCTTGGGAAACCACTGAAGAACCATTCATTTTATCAATTGTTCCGCATTCAGTCAATAATGTAACTCTCAATCAAGCAGCAGAATGTATTAAGACCACCGTTCGTCGTCATTTGGTCAAAGGCATTGAACCCTCTACACCATTAGATGATCTTAAAAATAGATTGATCCTTGTTTCTGATAATGTTCGGGGATCTGAATTAGGAGAACTGATCAATCTATCTTGGTCTGACTCCAAATTACGTCGTATTTTGTATGCACAAGCAATGCACCCGCGAGATGAATATGAACTTATTGAGTATAATCGGTCAGCAATCACAATTGTAGTTCCAGATGCTACGTTTGGAAAGGAGATTCTAGACCCTCGCCTCGCGTCTGCAAATGGATGTCAATGGCTTTTGTTTGAAAGCTCAAAGTCAACCAAGGGGTTCGTTGAAAAGCCAGCCGGTTTACAATAACTTCTTCACCTCTTAATAAAATGGCAAATAAGTGGTTGACACATGTTAAGAAGACGATGAAGTCACATAAGGGAAAGAAGTTCGGTGACATTCTCAAGATGGCCAAGAAGACCTACAAGGGTGGTGCTGATGTCGAGGGATCCCCTAGTATGTCTAGCGGTCCTATGAGCCCAGCACCTGTCGGTGGACGCAAGCGAACTCGCAGGGGCCGCAAGTCACGCAAGGGTGGAATGGAAATTATGGGTAAGGGCATGATGGGAAGCGGCTACGGAATGTATTAAAATGGATTTCTTTGCGTCAAAGTAATAGAACCTCCAGAATGGACGAACCACCTAAAACTCGACAAGAACGAAAGAAACGACCCCGTGAAAAACGACCAGAAGTGTATTCAGCTAAACACGCACGTCTTACCGTTAAAGCATTCACGAAACCCAAATCAAAGTAATTTATGATGAGAAACCCTATAAGTCTTCGCATGGTCTCTGGATTTTGTTCTTCCACCACCAGAGAGTTTGCGACACGTTTTTCCATGATACGTCTTCTTGGAGCAACCGCTTCTGTAATACGCAAGATGGTGAGCAAAGCCTTTATACGATGGCATTGAAGTTCCAACCTTTTTTGATAAAACACTCAGTAATCCATGCATCCATTTCATATACGCAGAACGATTAGCTAACTCAGGTTCGTGCTCATTGATATAGTCTTTATACACACTTCTAAGTTCTGTAAAGGGATAGACTTTTTCAAGAGCGTGAAGAAAAGTTCGTTGGACCGCCATCTGTTCAGGTTCAGGTTTTTCAGGATAGTTTGCAGAGATGGAAGCCAAAAAGTCGCCTCCAGGTACAGCGGTCGGTTTCAATGCAAGATAGTGTTTTTTGACATCCTCGAACTCAGGATCAAGTCCTGGATCTAACACTGCGGGATCATTCTTACATTGAGTTCTCAACTTGTTATTGACTTTATTGTGGAGTTCGTACAACCACTTTCCAGGATCGCCGCGTAGGGGGTCCTCATGAACATACTGAGTTGTAGAGGCCCTACAATATTTACAAGGCAATACATCCTTCATCTGATTCAGTACATCATCGGGATGTTTTGAGGTAAATGCAATCAAGTGAAATAATTGCCACGCACTCGGTCCCCAGAAGCGAGTGTCCATTGTCTTTACGAAATAAAGTATACGCATCTTAATAAAAATGCTTGATACTCGGGATATTATCATTCT